GATGGTCGACATATTTACGTTAGTCATGTTTTTGCTCCTTAAATAAAATACAGCTATAAAGAAAATAAAGAGCCCCTCCCGAAGGAGGGGCTTTATGACGCTACAACTTAAACATCTTCAAAGAACGTTTCCATGTCGCGTTGGTACATCTCTGCTTCGAAAGCGCGTTCTTCTTTCAACAACTGCTTCTTCGCTACCCGGTTATGCGGCAGCAAACGTTTCAGCCGGGCAACCAGCTTACGTTTGTTAGCACGCCATACGATGCCACCTGGACCCACTTGTTCGAAGCAGTCTTTCAACTGGTCATAGAAATCACCAGTCAGGTTGAACTCGTGGTTGATGGCCATGTAACGACGCAGCAAGGTTGGGTTCGATGCAATGGCATTGTTTACCAACCCACGACGATCGTACGCAACGTACGTATGCTTGTTCTTGTACAGATGGAGATGACCGTGCTTGAAGCGTGCATCGTAGTCAGCCCGAATGGTATCGCGATACTGCGTTACGACTTTTTCGAATGGCAGACCGCCGTTACCACGTTGCAGCACTTCGATTACAAAGTCAGCGTTTGCCGACGCAGTGCTTTCGGGGTCATCGAAAAAGATTGGACATTGTGTATCGGAGTCGAAGATGAACGAATCGACGCCGTTGTACATCAGGTCAGTTACAGTAACGGTCAGTTCGCTTTTGACACCACCGACTTGGGTTTCGTAACGGATCACACTACCGATAGGCATGTGCTCTGGTTGCCATTTCTTTGGAGCGTGGATAGACTTTTCCATGATTAGTTCCTTAACCTTTACGAATGGATTTGCGGAGGGTTTCGACTTGGGCTTCGTAGCGGATAGACCACTCAGCGTATTCTTCGAAGCCACCATAGGTACCCTCGAATGCAGCGCGGCGTTTACGAGCAGCTACGTCCAGAGCGAACAGAGCTTTGTTACGGTCAGCTGGATGAGTGGTGATGGCCAGGTTGTAATCATCAGTCAGTTCGACGATGACTGCATTAGCAATCTCATTGTCCCACTGTGGACGATCACACCACATCTTCCAACCCACGACACCAGTGATAGCTGCTGCTACACCAACCACACATAACGCAATAGTACTTTGCTTCATTAGTATACTCCTGTAGATTTTTAGAGATGTTGCTTTAAAAGCTTAAAGGTGAGTTCCAGATACGCTAAGGCTTCTTCGGCGTCTTTACTGTTACGACGACACGGACCATACCTAGTCACCAACCCATCGTAATAGAAAGTGACCAGCCTCAGTGCATCTACCGGACTACCCGTTTCATCTAGCCATTCGCTATAGAGCTGCTCGAGTCCATCGGCAGCCGCTCTGATATCAGAGTAGACTTCACGATGTTCCCGAGACTCGAAAGCAAATAACGTAATGGCAGTTAATGCAGCACAACTGACGGGTAAAAAGATCTTACCCGCTAACCTCAACGGGTAATACCTTTTCCAGTACGACTACGAATCAGAGCTTTCTTCAGGTGGCGCTTGAAGCGACGCTTGTGAATGAAGTAGGTCCTGAGGTCTTCAGTGTAGGTGAAGATACTGAAGCAGGCCCGGTACAGCTCCCAGAAGGTACTGTTGAACGAAGCTGTCTTCGCCAACTCAGGATAAAGCTCCTCAGCTTTGAGTTGGATGAAGTCAACCAGTAACCCATTACCCCAGCCAGTTTCAATGGCGTAGTATTCCTTACCGAAGAACCAGTCGCTGCCATAGGCATGGTCATGTTTAAGGCTGAGACCATAGGCGATACCAGCTACCAAGTGTGCGTTCGTTGCAATCATGATGTTTCTCCAGATAGATGGGACTACTTGATCTTGCCTTCTTGAATCAGTTCAGCAATACGCTTGCCGTCCTGAATGCTGACCAGCGCTGGGTTCAGGCACTCACGGATACGCTTGATACCTGGGATCGTTACACGACCTTCGGCTTGGTTAGTGGTCAACCAGCTTTCGCCGTACGCCGTGACTTTCTTACGCTCAGGGTCATGGCGATTGCAGTGATCGATCAGGCTGATGTCGTTACACAGATCCAATGCTTCTTGCAGACGTACCCGCAGGAGCATCGGTTCCAGCAAAGTAACCCGACGTTCATCGAGTTCATTCAGCTCGTCCAGGATGCCTTGGAAGTTATCCGATGTAGCGATAGCTTCAAGGTTCACTTTCAGAGCTTCGATGTTCGACAGAATGTCGGAAGTGATCTTTTTGAAATTGGCTACTTCTTGCATGGCGATGCTCCTTGGGTTAAATGGATTACTTTACAGCTACTTCGAGATTATGGCGCTCGGTCAGATCGTTCCAGTAACGATCCGAATCGATGAACTCGCCAGTGTGGTAATTACGGAGAACCCATACACCCTGCATAGGCATACCCGATACTGGGTGAATGCCGTACTCACGACTGATGACCAGTTCGTCATCGTTACGCACGGTACGATAGAAGTTCTCGTTGAGTTCGAGCATGGCTACCTTCGGTTTGGCTTCGACCTCAGGCTCAGGCTCCTGGGTAGCTTTAATTACCAGTGGGCGAATGGTAGTGACACTTACACCATCGCTAAACTGGAACTGTTTCAGGTTACCCAATTGTCGGGCGATAGCAGCAGGTTCAGTGAGACCGTTATAGTCAAGTGGAAGACCATCGCTGACCAGTTCCCACAGTACCGCTTCGATGTGGTAAACGTTTGCCCTCAGATCAGTGGTGAAAAAGGACTTAGTTGCTAATTCCACCCCGCGTGGAGTAGTGATCCCGGAATCGAGAATGGCTTTGACCATATGATCCAGAACTTTGTCTGCCTGAGGGACTGCTGAATCCTCGAGGAGGGTCTTAACCTGTTTACGGATACGCTCCTCGATAGTCAGATCAGCCGGATTAACGATACTAGCCGCTGCACGCTTATCATGCACCGCGCGAGCGATGGTGGCCACAAGTGCCCCGAGACCACCCGATACCTCTACCATATCGGCATTAAGGTGACCACTCAGGAAACTGAACAGATTGATACTTTGCATCGTCTCGCTACTACGGTATACCACCGAAACAGCTTGAGTAAGCAACTCTTCTTCAAATGCAGCGTGGTTAACCCCATACTGCTCCAGTGGCTTGCTGTACGCTTTAAGGACCAAATGGTTGACAGCCATCCAGTTTTTAACGTGGGCCACAATGCTACCATGGATGTCTTTCAGTTGTTGCTCGATACGACCAGTCATTTTGATTCCTTCACTTTAGATTAACGATGGGTTACGAGTTGCAGGTTGCCGTCTGGACCAACGCGGGTACCGTAGACGACTTCAACCGTGGTATCCTTTGGAGCAGCTTCAATGAACTTAGCATTGAAGAACAGACCACCCAATACAACACCGACCAACAGATATGCAAATTTCATGTTTAAACCCTCTGGATAAAATTGAGAATAGGGGCCGGAGCCCCTATGATTACATTACAGGCGCTCGAAGACTTCTTCGAAGGAAAGTCCTTGAGGCAGACCCAACGCTTCTGAAACACCAGCTACAACGCTATCCATGCACTCACGGTAAATGGTTGCGTCGGCGTCATAGTTACTTGGATCAACGTACGTAGCAAAAGGATCACGTACGTTGCACACGATCGATTCAAGGTTAGCATCGACAGCCCAGTAAGGGGCGTCGATTCTCTCATGATCCGAGAAGTGTTGTTCCATGTGCATTTGACGACGAGTTACATAAGCCATGCGTGATATCTCCTATACCAGTTAAAGTTATGCCCAGGTTACCAGAACGGCATCCAGTTCTTTTACGCTACCTGCGAAGGTCAGTTGTGCTACCCAGTTCTTGTAGTGAGTGGCTACGAACGCTTTCATGAGGAGAGCACGTTCATCGTCACTTACATCAGGACCGAGAGCCTTGGCGTTTTCTTCGCATGCCACTTTGGCGCGGTCGATTACGTCTGCATCCATGAAATGGCCAGCAGTCGAAAAGATCAGTGCGCCAACAGCCGCGACACAGGTGTACTTCAGGATGGAACCGAACATGTTAAACTCCTTGATTAGATTGGGTCGTTGGTTTCGACAACTGGTTCGTTGTCAGTCACTTCAGGTTCAGCGGTTGGAACCACTTCGGTTTCACGATTGTAGAACCATGCGCCAACGCCAGCGAGGGTAGCCAGACCAACAACAACAGCGATACCGTATTTCATAGCGATTACCTTTTCTGAGTAAGTAGTAGGTGTGTAGCATTGCGACACCGGCATTCAATAGCACGAGTGTCATCTGGATTCAAGCCGTAAGTGAAACCTTTCAGTAAAGCGTCATACTCTGGCTTGAGGTTCATCCATTTCTCTTCTGGCGTCATATCTCTGAAGAGGGACTGGCGATTCAATTTGAATACCAAACCCCTTATCCGTTCCATCACCCGATCGGTTAACCGGATGACTCTACATTCACCGATGGTGGGTGTAGACATTGCGAACAGACAACCTAGTCCAGCTAAGACCAAGGTGCTTACGATAATAGCCGAATCTATTAAGTCTTCTTTCATATACCTCCAGTTTCTTCACTGTCGTAATATACCCTTTAAATGAGTTCTATTACAGATCGACCAGATCAAAATCATCCAGTCGGTGTGGTGTATTAAGGGCCAGGTCGTTGGCGATGTAGATACGACTCAGATACTCGCCGTCATCTGGGAAAAGCCGACGTTGTTCTTCAATCAAGTCATGGAGTCGGCCGAAGCAGCCAACTTCACTTGGATGGAATTTAATGGCAGGGTAGTTCTTGTTGCCGAAGTAGAGAGATTCAGAAGCAAGTGCTTCGTTATCACCGGCATTCAGATTTTCAACGTTCTCGAGTGCAGCCTGTTGGTCCGCGTGGTGAAGGATCATTGCCAGCGGGTATTCCTCAACGTCGCCGTAATTACGAGCAACGATGGATACTTTCATATTAGAGAAGGTAATGAGGTTCAGAATAGTAGACATGTTTCACCTATTGGTTTAGTTTGATACGGCATAAAGACCACCCCGATTAGGAGTGGTCAGTACGGGTTAGTCCCATTGTTCACTGTCGTCCATCCAAGGTGGGTAGACCACCACGATCGGATTAGGCATTGCTTCGCCGAACACTCTAATGGTTTCTCGGACTTCTTTGAAGCTGAGTCCACCATTAGCACAGCCAAGCGGTGGTATTACAATTTTCCACGTAGGATCGATTTCTTCACCTTCACCCACTGAGTCTACCATCCACGTTAAACCCGCAGAGATATAACTAGCTAGTGATGGATCTTGCCATCGATCTTTGGTGGGGAACATCATGAAGCGTTTACCATTGTCAGCCTGATAGATTACTGGATTACCGATGGCAATCATTTTCATCTTACAGTCATGACGATACTGCTCATAGAGATCTGGGTATAGCTCTTTGAAAGACTTCGCCAAGCCTGCTCCCATCACGCCATGACAATTTACTGTGATTAGATACAGATCACCATTGTGTTTAAAGATGTCTGTACCGATTACGAATTCAACCATGTTGGCCTCCAATTAGATTTGGGTTTCCCCTCATCTAATTGTACAGCGTCACACGATTTCGTCTACCACTTTCTTTACAGCGAAACCAGCGGTAACAACTGCTGTAATCAAACCGAGAGCTGCGGTTGCACACAACATTACATCACGATTGTGGCGTGCTTTTTCAGCTTCCTTTTTGTTTTCATCAGTTGGTTTTTCTTCATCAAAGAAACTACCGAATATCATAGCGATTACCTCTTAGTTAATTCACAAAAGTAATATAGGCTTTAAATAGCTTTAAATAACTAATGTGAACACAATGCCAGTCAATATATACATATCGTCAATAATCGGTTGGTATTGGATTATTGGTCGTTCTATAGCATTCAAAGCATCCCAGTGTGTTCTACGGAGGTGCTCGATTGACGCGGGTATGTATTGACCCAATGTAGGATAGTCGTCGCAAAGACGGGTTACTTGGTCCATAGCTGTGGAAAACTGAGCGACGTTCTTGGTCATCCGATAATTAGCATGTGCCATCAGCACATTAATACCGGTGGTCAAGAAGCGATCACTGAAGGTAAAGAAATCATACTCAGCTATACTTTTTTTATGTCTAGTTAAGAATTGGTAAGACCACGATGGGTCAATGTGGAAATAGATATTCATCGTGGTCTCCCGGTTAGGCTGCATCAGCTTCAGCAGTTTCAGTTTGTCGTACTAGGAACAGGCTTAGTGTAGTGATACCGTCAAATCGAGTATTGATGTTACCTGAGTCAACAGGTGCACGGTTGTCGTTTACACCTAATAGGGTTCCGTAGTATGTATTAACTGTATTGCCGTCGATGGTCTGGAATTTAACCGGCATTCCGGGTTCAAGCAGATCAGCGTTACCACGCGTCCACTGTACATTCACAGGCTGACCTTGTTGTTGGGCCATTGTGGTGTACTGTTTAAACGGGTTAGCCGTAAACCGTTCTGCCGCCCAACGCATGTTGTTCAAGCCATCCGCTAGGGGTTCAGCAGTAACCTCAAACAAGTTAGTGGCTCGGTCAATTAACATTCGGTTATCTTTGATCGTACCCGTATTAAGTAATTTGGTGAGATCGCCAAAGCGAAATCCGTTACCATCTTGAATCTTAGTACCTGTTGATTTATCGTTGGCTATCGATGTACCTGTTACGATAATAGTCAACGACTTGTCAGTGTCTAAGAATGTTTTCTCAGAACCTTTGAATCGATCATTCGGCATGTTAATAATGTTGAGCACCTTAGTGTTCTTTGAATACCGTGTTGTGTCAAACAACGGGTACACATAGAACTGCTTGTTCTGGACATACCGACCTAACCCAGTTGGATAAACCCCACACTCATCGTTTTGGATATAGCGACAAACATCTTTAAGTGGGATACCATCCGGCAAGGCTAGTTGATGGATTACAGCAGGGTTAGCTTGGTCACGCCAAACGTTAATCCCCTCCACGCGTTCACTTGATCCTTCAAACAACCGATCGAAGTAAAGCTTGTGGATATACTGAATCATGTCCAGTGAGGTCATCTGTCTGAATGTTAATCCAGTTGTGACCATCATCAGCTTGTAACAGATCTCATCAACTAGGGTAAAGACCACCGTCTTCATACCAACCTGGTTCATTTGAGCTTTGTTAGTCATAGCTGACTGTTTGTTTGTGAGTACAGTGTTATCGCCACCCTCAAGATCGAGGATGGCTTTATACCGTCTTGTCCCTGCGAAGCGTTCCCAGTTTCGAGCCGAGTTACCTTCCATCAAAGGGATCTCAGTGATGTCGATTGTAAGGTTGTCTCGATGAGGTAAGATGTCGAAGGTGTAATCACCCAGCAACATCAGTACCTCAAGTTGACGTACATCGCCTAAAGGACCGGTGCCATAGTCTCGTACTAAGTGAATGTGTTCAACCCGGTTAGGCTGTGTCCATTTACCATTAGCCAAGATATTAACGGTAGTCCTTACGTTGTGATAACCTTCACCGGCATTTCGAACTCTTTCCGCTTCTTTGTAAAGTAGCGTAGAATCAAATGACATTACATAAGCTCCGCGATGTTAGATTCGATATCATCAACAATCGAAATGTAGGGTTTGATCTTACCATCGGATTCCGATTGAGCTTTGAGGAAGCGGTTGGTTGCGATCAAGTTACGACGACGAGACATCTCAATAAAGCTGTCAAAGATACCACCATGGACCTGAGAGGCTTTAGGCTCTAATCGCTTAGCTGTCTGATAGACTTCCAAGGCTAGGGCTTCAAACATTCTCAGTTCTTCAATAGGAGGCAAATCGTCTTTGTGAAATGCTTGTCTCGATGCTAACAGGTGATTGTGCAGATGGTCTTGGATGTCATTGTAGATCTGCACACAGTCGTACATATCGGTAATAGCGATAGCATGACCTTCATCCATAAACATCGCGATGGCTGCTGCCGTAAGGTTCTTGATCTCCATGCGTCCCGAAGCGAGTCGGTCAACAGTTGGATCACCCGAGACGTTCATTACGACTTGTCCCGTGGCTAAGTACTCTGATGTAACTTCAATCAGGTTAGTAGCCAAGCATTTAAAACGTAGGTTAAATAAACGCCATGCTGGTGTATGTCGTTTACACAATTCAAATTTGCGCGCCTGTGTCATGATTAGTTCCTGATAGCGTAACCCAGCAACAGAATCAATACGGGGTGGTAATAGAACCGTTCAAGGTTATCCCACGACAAACAGCATTTAATCACAGCTTTTAATTGGTTGCGATTAAGCGGTTCGTTATTGATCATCTGCCAGGCCAATAGTTCCAGTTTACTCTGTAGCTTAGAGTCTTCATAATAGAAGGCTTCAGAGAAAACGTAATAGTCGTCAATTACGACGGGTTTAATATCTTGTGGATAAGACCAAGCTTTCTCAAGGTTAGTCTGTTGTTCAGGGGGTACTCGTTGGAACCAAGGTTCGTTACGTTCCCATTGTGGCTTCCACTTACCTTTAGGCGGACGACGTGGTTGTCCAGCTTGGAATGGGATACCCTCGGGCGTACAACGGTTAGAACCATCATACTGGGAGTCTACGTCTGTTGGTGCATCGATTGGATAAACCATTCGTGGAATGCCTGAGTAACCGATTGCCTGAAGTTCTGGTCTCCATCGAGAGATCGCAGTCATCACCAGATGTGCACGTTCAGTAGCACCACACCCAACCACTGGGTTCTGTTTGATGATCATGTCCCAAACAGTTGGCTCACGCATTACAGACAAACTCATTACGTTCAATACTTTTGCACGACGTAAGTCTCTTGAGTACTTGGTGTCGATAATACTGAGCAACGCTTTAACCACGAAATGGTCGTACGTATTATTGAGTTGATCCGGTACGATGAACGTAAAGTACTGGGTCGAGAAAAAGTCGGCGATGTAACGACGGATGATGTCATCACGAGTCTTAGCAAACTCTTGGTTATCATGGTAATCTTCTTCGGTGACGAATGGGTTGCAACCATTAGCCAGTCGATTGGAGTCCCAATAATAAGTGATCTGTGATTTGTCATCTAAGTCTTGTTGCTGTTGGTCGGTAAGCCATCCAACCATCTTCCACTCGATTGCATAAGTGGAGTCGCGTAGGTAAGTCTCACGGCGAGCGCTAGTAATAGTAAAAAGACCAGCGCGTCCATCACCAACATCAGCAACGAACATGTCGCCATAGTTAGCTGCGAGGCCAGGGTAAGTGTGGCCACTACCAGTGACACTGAAAGTACGAAGATCTTCACGTTGACTGATATCCAAAGGTTGGTTAACTTTGATATCAATGTTCATGATTTTGTAATACTGCTGGTACGGCGGACGCCGATTCAAAGCCAGCGGTGTAGGTTCTTGCGTAGCGTCCAGCATCTGCGAGTAGTATGCTTTGGCTCGCCAGTTAGAACCATTGATCCACGCCATCATACTGGATCGTGGAACATACTTGGTGTCAACGGCAATACCCCGGTAAGCTTCACAGTAGGCTTTTACTTCTACTGGACTCACCTCGGGATCAATTGGCGTTTCTTCCGTTTCATGAAAAAGACTCATTAGTTACCTCCAACGAGTTTATCGGCGATCAAACCTGCGTAGAGTACGTTGGCTGGACCATATGCTTGGAGTGCGGTGAATGCATCTGTACCATTTGGACCTGTTTGATCAGGGATGGTTTCAGCTCGTGCTGTTCGACCACATTCAATATCAGCCCACTTAACATAACCCTCAGGGAAATGGGGAACGTCTTTAGTCCATACAGTAGTACCTTCACCCGGCCAATCTGGATTAGGGGTTCTTGGTCTACCTAAACCTAACAGCTCCAATTTCTCAAGCGGTTCTTTCCCCTTACAAACCCAGAACATTCGACACACGTTCCAGTACACGGTTGGATATCTACGGATACCTTCCCAAGTAGCTTTAGGGATTTGTAACCAGTTACCGTTAACAGAGATCTGGATATGGTAATAGTACTCGGGGTCTAGGTCAGCGGTGGTTCTCAGTTTGAGTGTTCCAGGCTCCATTACTAATGGAACGTAGATCCTTTCATTATTACGATACAGTCTGATATCGAACAGGCTGTTAGGTCCGAATGCACGTGTACCTACGGATTCAAAGAATTCAATGAACCAAGGTGTGAACGAGAACCGACCTAGAGTTCTAAAATCCATTATCGCTTTAAGGTCTTTACAGTTCAACATCAATAGACCCGTAAAGAATGTAAGCTTGGTAGGGAATTCATCTGGAGCCACCCAGTTATCTGTATCGGGATACTGAATGTAAGGTAATCCACGTTGAGCAGAGATATGGAAAGCTTTATCTAAGTTACCACGCAATACCGTAGTCTTCCGATCAATCTGTTGGTAGTTCTGGTATGGGTACTCAGGACGGAACAACTTAGGGATCGGGCACTGGTTCATGATCATCGGATATTCGATGTACATGTGCGTCGGACGATCATAACGACAGATATAGCTAAAGGTGCATTCATAGGCACCTGAGTTATCAGAAGCCTTTTGTGGAGTCTCCGGCGTGTTGATAAAGTCGAAGTGACCCACTACGTCAACTTGGCGTTCATACACGGTATACTGAGGGAAAGTATCTGTGTTAGTTACCATGTCGGTGTGAGGCTGTATGGTGCGTTCTATTAACCAATCGTTGAAAGACTGACCCGATGGATAGGCTGAGCCTTCCTGCGTGTCGTACAGGCCTTTAAGGAGGGCCATCATGGGTAACGAGAAGTTGTAATGGTATTCCAAAGACATGGTCATGTCGCCAAAGCCTTCAGACAACTTGATCCGTTGATCATCAAGCCAGCGCTGTGCTACCACAACGTTAGGTGCCTGATAAGTGATGTCGATACGGAAGTCTACAAACCGACGAACCGGGTGAATATAGATACCATGCTTTGTGTCAGCGAAGATCGGAAAGTTCTGATCATTCTTTACGGCTGTCGATAAAGTAAAGTTCTCTTCAGCGATTTCATCGTATCTAACTTCAACGCGTTCTTGTGGATCAAATCGAATAGCACTGGTAGCGTCACAGCAGTTGCCGAATACACCACCATTCATGGGAACTGTTTCAGCACGCCCTGGGAAATATACTTCAGTGTCTGGAGGTAGCCCCATGAACTGAGCAATCTGACTTACGGCACTCACGGCTACTGCTCGTTGAATGGTTTCGTAAACGTCAGGTAAAACAATAACTGCGTTAGGCATGGTGATAGCCTCATTTGAAAGTTCATAAGATTGCGGCATAAAGCCCTCCCCGAAGGGAGGACGTTTATATTAACCGAGCAGATAGATTTTAACGTTATCTTTACCGAGTCGACCCAGGTAGTTGATGATCTTCTTCAGATCGAACTCACCTGTGGCTATTTTTCGGTCGATGTATTTGAACACCATGCGGGCAATCCCTAAAGAGAACTCTTCAGCTTCACGGAACTGCTGGTGTAGAATCCAAGCTTCGACGTACCATTTAGTAACGGGACCAGGTGCGTCAAACAGAGGATTAGGTACGTAGTCAGTTGGACTTGCTGAAACGAAGTCCAGTGCGTCTTTGGTAGTGTAGTGTTCAATGAGTACATTGCGAATATATTCATCGGCACCATTGGCTAGACGAACTAAGCGGTCGATTGTAGATTCTTCGTCACCCGCGTCGCCTTTGAGGTAGTTACCATTGAATAGCATGGTCCCCGGTTCTGCCGCCATTCTCTCAGCAACGCCAATCGGGTTTGGGACGCAATCTCCTTTCAGAATATTCACAGAACGAATTCGTTCCGTGTAGGTAGGCCGTGGCGTGAGCATTTTAGCCTCTTTGTCGCCGGGGTGACGACCTTCTAGATCAACCAGTAACTCGGCGAGTATATATGCGGCGTTTATACCTCTACTCAGGCCCACGTCTGGATCACGATCAATTGCCGTCGCTGGCCACGGTACGAGCCATCCAAACAGGGCGTCGTATTTCATGGCCTCGGCTGCCGAGATCGTAGACGGCACACGATACAACATTTCACGTGCTTCAGTTTCAACTTGTTCATCGAGCATTTTCTATTTCCTCTTCCACTTAAGGATCTGGATTATCTATTTGTAGCACCATTGCTACATAGTGAAAGCGTTTGAGTATAATTACGGCATAAACCCTCCCCGTAGGGAGGGCCTTTATGCTTTTACTTACTGAACTTCTTAGCTACGCCACACAGTGCGTCAGCTACGTCGATGCAATGCTTGGTAACGAACTTGTACATGTCATTGTGAGCCTTAGCTACAATTTCCAATGCACTAGCTGCTGCGTCGATAGCAGCTTCATCACCACCACGGATACGACCTTCTACAGCAACCGGTAGAGCACGTTCGCGAGTAAGACGGATCTTACCTACGTTTTCAACTGCACGATCACCAGTGGTGTCTGCAAGCTTCTTAGCCAGTGCAACGTAAGCCTTAGCCATGGTCAGCAGATTCGATACGTCACCCTTAGACAGTTTCTGACTGGAGTTAGTACCTTTGCCTTCACGAACTACCACAGGTACAGCACGACGACCCATGTTGAGGATCTTAGCTTTCAGGGTATCGCCACCAGTAGTGTCCTTGAGTTCGAACTTGTAGCCGCCCAAGAAACCAGAACTGAATGCTTTACTAGGGAAAGCTGTTTTAGTATCTTTGAAACGAGATACCTTATCAGCAACACTGGTAGCTTCTGCCGGGGTAGCAGATGCAGTAATGTCGTTGAGTGCTTTAACCAGATTCGATTGCAGTTCTTCAGTAGCTTTGAAGCCTTTGGAGCTAACTTCAGTAACGAGCTTAAGGTCGTCAGAAACAGCCTTAACCAGATTACCATCAGCATGCGCCAGATAAGCACCGATAGCGTTTACTTCGTGAGACGATACGTCTGCATCTTTGAGTTGTACCAGACACAGGTCGATCTGTTTGTTGAGTGCAGTAGTACGAGTCTTAACTTTGTCTACCATACCTTTCGACCACCAACGTTCTACTTTCTGGTTCAGTTGACCAGTGATAGAAGTCAGACGGGAAATCATACCACGGACCGATTCCAGAGAAGCTTGATAAGCCAGATCCAGATCATTCGAAGTATAGGACTCAAGCGACACAGCTGGGAGTTTGCAACCCAGGCTATTCAGTACACCACGTACGTGATCGGTCTGAGCGAGTTTGTAAGCCAGAAGACCTGGTTCATAGGACTCGTTGGCAATACCCCATTCCAACAGTACACGGAATTCTTCAAGCGATTCAGTTTCACGCTGAAGTTCTTCGATGGTTTTATTACCGATGTCAGCTTGTTGATCATCTGCGCCAGCTTCGGCTTCTACTTCGTCAGCAACGATCTCGGCTTCTTCAACTTCTTCCTCAGTGGTCTCGTCATCAACGTCAGGGATATCCAGCTCACCTTCTTCAAGATCAGCTTCATCGTCAGTTGCTTCGATCTCACCCGCTTCAGCATCAACACCTGGTTCACCGGAAGCAGTAATGTCTTCTACAACTCAAAGATGCAGACGGGAAATCATACCACGGACCGATTCCAGAGAAGCTTGATAAGCCAGATCCAGATCATTCGAAGTATAGGACTCAAGCGACACAGCTGGGAGTTTGCAACCCAGGCTATTCAGTACACCACGTACGTGATCGGTCTGAGCGAGTTTGTAAGCCAGAAGACCTGGTTCATAGGACTCGTTGGCAATACCCCATTCCAACAGTACACGGAATTCTTCAAGCGATTCAGTTTCACGCTGAAGTTCTTCGATGGTTTTATTACCGATGTCAGCTTGTTGATCATCTGCGCCAGCTTCGGCTTCTACTTCGTCAGCAACGATCTCGGCTTCTTCAACTTCTTCCTCAGTGGTCTCGTCATCAACGTCAGGGATATCCAGCTCACCTTCTTCAAGATCAGCTTCATCGTCAGTTGCTTCGATCTCACCCGCTTCAGCATCAACACCTGGTTCACCGGAAGCAGTAATGTCTTCTACGACTTCTTCAGTCGAGCCATCGGTGCTGGTCTCAGTTTCGGTTTCAACTTCAGATTCGCCATCCTCAGCTTCGTTAGCGCCTTCTTCCTCTTCAGATTCAGGTTCCGAGTTAACTTCGTCCAGTTCTTCTGCCTGCTGGTCAGATTGGGATTCTTCTACGGTTGCACCATCTGGGGTACTACCGTCGACTTCAGTACCGTCTACTTCTGTAGGGGTCAGACTTTCATCTACATCAACTTGAAGATCACTTGCCCCTTCCAACGGAGCGTCGTCTTCTTCATCGAACTCGACTTCATCAGCTGTGGACTGAGTAACTTCCATATTGGCATTAGCAGTGCTAACGTCGGTTTCATTCTGGACAGCCGGAGTGGCTTCAGCTACGATCTCTTCACCGTCATTAGCCGGTAGTTCATCAGTAGATGGTTCTTCACCGTGTTGCTCAGGAGTTTCACCAGCGATGAATTCAGTTTGGTTAGCATCAGAACTAGCAGCTTCAGCAGTTACGTCAGCAGCTTCGTTTTGTGTGGCTACGTCGTCAGCCACCTCAGGATTGCCATCAACCCCCGCGGTATCATCGACAGTTTCTTCGCCACCCAACTCACCACCGTCTGTGGATTCAACATCATCCATGTCAGACCCTGTAGCAGTTTCATCGCTACCCACATCCCCGCTGCTATCGTCAGCAGAAGCATCGGAATCTGTACCCACATCGTCAGCACCCTCCAGTGGAGTGTCGTCATCAAATGCAGCGTCATCGCCGCCTTCTGGTTCGCCTAGGTCACCAGTCTCTGGGTCCATGCCCAAATCACCTTGGCCGCCAGCACTATCGATATCAGTAGAGGTGTCATCAGTAGCTTCACCGTCTACGCCACCATCAGTAGCGTCGTCACCGATAGCATCACCGAGTTCTTCATCTACGTTTTCGTTAACTTCTTCAACTTGTTCGTTGATGTCTTTATCAGCCGCGGTTTCTTCAGCTTCATCGTCGACTTCTTCATCGACTTGTTCTTGCTCTTCGTTCTCAACAGCCTGTTCTTCAGTAATGGCATTACCATTAACATCAGTACCGCCTTGCTCACCTTCAACTTCAGCAGTTGCGGCAGCTACGATTTCATCTTTTACAGTTGCAGCCTGTTGACCTTCTTCCAACAGTTTGGAAACTTCTTCAGTCTCACTACCATCAGGGGATTCTACTGTGGTTTCAGTTACAGTCAGGTCAGCATCAGGTGTAGCGTCAATCTCATCGTTAGGAGTACCTTGACCAATATCGTCACCAGCTTCTACCACGTCATCAGACGGGACAGCTTCAGCGACAACAGCTTCGGCATCGGCTTCTACAACCGTACCCTGCTCATCAAGTTCCTCGGCAGTTTGTTCTTCATGGTTTTCCATGGAGAATAAGTTAGCACTATTAATTTTTTTCAACATGTTGACAATACCTTTTTTGTTGCGGAAGTGGTTATGCAGTTCGTCCTCCACATAACCACGGGACGAATATACTATCAGATAATAAGTCAGTTTTGTATTTAGTTATTAGCAGCGCAAACATTCAATGCGGCGTTGGCATTTCTGATATAAAGGCCCATCATGTTTAAGTATGGGTTAACTAACCAACTGCAATACGCTTCCAACATACGGATGATCTGGCGTGCACGCTGTTCTGTTTCAGCATCATACTGGGTAGCAACGATGTTGTTACGGAGACGTTCAAGGTACTTGGTCAGATCGTCTACACGCATGCTTCTACGGTTACGAGAAACAATCCCGAAATTCGTTTCCAGATCGGTAGTCGTGGCAACAATCTCACGTAAGATACTTTGCTCAATAGTCGAAGCGAATACACTGTAGGTGATACTGAGTGGTAGTGGCTTAGGATCATCAGAAGATGGCAGTAGTAACCACTCTTGTCCGGCTAGTTGTTCGATTGCATCACCCACTGGATTCTTAGCCATGGCGTGTAGACGTTGGTTACCCAATAGTTGTACGCTGACTCTAGAGGTTTGGTCACCGCTGAATCCCATAGCTTCTGCTCGTGCCATTGGTGACACTGGAGTCAATAGCTCAATCAGTTGAATCACGGACTCTTCACGTCGTGGATCGATTCCGAGGAGACTTGGGATAACGTTAGGTAGGTCGACGTTCTGGTATTTGAAATAGTTCTTAAAGATAACGTGATTAGATTTCAATACCATCAATAGACGCTGTGGGTCATTGATTGGGCGATAGTTAACACACAGGTTGTGAATACGTGTATCCACTTTAAATGTGTCGCTACGGTTGGTCCTACGCGCAGCCCGTGAATCGGTATTAATCAACTCAGCACGGTTATGTAATTTACCTAAAGAGAAACTAAGTGTTGCTGTACCATCATAGATGTCTCGAATGAACCGTGTGATGAACCGAATCAAAGCGTCTAACATACGACTCAGTAAACTACGCTGTTCTTCAGACTCAAAACTTAAGCTGAGTAAACGTGGTTGAATCAATCGGATGTTTTTGTATAGTTCGATACCATGAGTGAGTTCAAGGATCTCATCGGCAATAGCCGGGTCGAGTTCCATCAAAGCGCTCATGACATCAGGTGCAGCATTCACTGCTGTGGTTGGTGCAAGTTCAATAACTTCACTCATTGGGAATACCTGAATAAAAACGGGACCCGAAGGTCCCGTCGAATTAATCTTCTTTCTCTTTCTCAATCTGATCGGCCATTGTATTAACAATAGCGACTTGTGCATTGAGATAGCGTACCAGATATTTGATGACTTCATCAACACGTGGCTTAGCAGCAGCCGAACGACTCACTGCTTCGTAAACAATGTTGTAGAAATCTTGAGCTTCTTTCTGATCTTCACCAGCACCAGGAGTAGCACGACGAGCAGCTTCGATCAAACGTTTACCAGCTTTGTCGATCTTCTCAACTTCTGGACGGATCTTCTTGATCTGCTCTACGATTTCTTTGATGAGTCGAACTTTCTTACGTAGTTCAACAGTAGTCTCAATATCAACTTCTTTGTCAACCCCGGCTGGAGTCTCGCCTTTGATACCAAAGCTCAGACCGCCTGCGTCTACGTCCAAGTGATGGCCGCCCGGTAGTTCATCTTTCTCTACTTGCAGTTCGATCAGATAAGCCAGTGGTTTTGCATGGCGTTCGAATTCTTCTTTAATACGCTCTGGATCGAAATCGCTAGGCTTGTATTTAAGCAGAGTCTTAGCAGACTGGTCGAGGTACTTGGTAACGACGTCAGGGTAAGATACCGCTGCGAAGTGTGCCAGTCCAGGGATGTCTTCAGGAATGTCGATACTATCGTTGTGAACTACCAGACCAGCGTTATGCAGGGTAAAGGAACCGCCGCCGCCAGTCTTCTTGAGAGCACCCAAGCGTTGATCCAGTTTATCAACCTTCTTATCAAGGCTAACCAGACCATCCAGCCAGTTACTAGCTGCACGTTTAAACAGGGCGAGGATTTTCTCAAGCAGGTCAATGAACTTGTTCTTAGCAACTTTAACACTGGTCTTGATATCTTCCAGTGCAATGGTAGCTACGTTGTGTTGTTCACGCAGGTCACGGGAGTTGAACGATTCAGTCGAAACGAATTGACTGTCTACGCCCAAACGACGGTTAATCGAACGCAGCTGAGATTGAATAACCTCAGCGGTCTGATTGGTTACGCCGTTAGCACCCGCTTTACGGATGATAGAACTAAGACTTTCCAGAGAAGTCTGGATATCCAGAAGTTCGTCAGCCTTTTCTTTGACAGCCAGTTGTTCAGCTTCTACTTGACACGCAGTCGCTTCAATTTGGGTGATCTCAACTGCTTCGGCGATAGCAGCTTGCGCTTCGACTACGGGTACAGTTGGGATAACCTGTTCTGCTACTACAGCTTCAACTGGCAGTGGCGCTTCAGCAACTGGAGCTACTACCGATTCAACTACCGCTGGTTCTAAAGGTGCAGTGACTGGCACCGCTACCGTCTCAGGAACCGGTTCAACAACTGGTGCAGCTTCTACAACTGTTTCAGCAACTGGGATAGCTGCCGATGGAGAGTCAACTGGCGAAACGACAGTCTGCTCAACGAGTGGTGCCGCTGGAGTAATATCTTCATTACTTACCCCAGCTTCATTCAAAAGTTTTGTAAGGCTCATGAGAGGTTCCTTTAAGTTAAACTATATCATTGACCCAGTGCGTCAAGTTCTTTACGGCAGACAGCGTTACGAGCTGTACCTACCTTAGCCAAGTGACGAACGATAGGATCATAGTTAGGCTTCAGGCGACCGATCAGATCAAGCATTGCTTTCGAGATGTCGTCGAGACCATCACGTGCAGATTTCCATACGGTTTCACCACGGCGGCTTTCCAAACCAGACAGAGCTTCAGACAACGAAGACATTTCGGTCAGTACATCCGATTCAGCCTTATACATCTGACCGAGAGCATTCATTGTAGCAATGTTAGCTTTCAACGTATTGTTGATCTCATTAATCGGACGGATTTCAAACGAATGTTTTGCCGGGGCTGGCTCAGCATCTTCAGCATCAACCAACTCAGGACCAAGAGCGACATACTTAAATGCAACTTGTTTATTCCCCGGTAGGATGTCTTTGGTGATATTGGCTACCAACGATTGGTGGTTACCAATGAAGCCGATGTTGGATTCGAAGTTCTCGGAGTTACCCGATTCAACGTCGTATTCCGAAATCATTTTCTTAGCACGGCTAATTTGATCTTTGGCATACTTAGGCCAAGTACTGATGAAGAACTTAACTACTTCTTGCTCAGACTTGCAATCACCTAAACAGAACTCCCCGTTCGACCACAGGATACCTGGTGAATCGATTGAGATTTCTTTGTCACCGTCATGTCGTTCGTTAGAAGCGCGGCGAGCGCGGTTACGTGTACGTTCCATGAGGTCTTCGGCCTGAGTCTTAACGCCCTCAATACCGGACAGTACTTTTGCAGCGGCTTGTTTAGCGAATGCGATTAACTTAGCTATAAGTTGTTTAATGCGTTCACCTAAGTTACTCAGCCACTCGGAGAAATCCTCAAGTGTAATTTCTTCTGCACCTGAGTTAAAGGATTCCATGCCGGTGCTATTTTTACGCACCTTGAGTTGTTGTAGTCCAACCAACATCAGTTGTTTAGCTACGGGTTCTAAGCCATCGGGTCCAGCAACCTTCACCATGTCGCGATAAGTTTCCAGCGCTGCGCGTTGGACGTAGATATCCTGTAGTTCTTCGACTGTATCGGAGACCACGGTATCTTCTTCGGTCGGTTCAGCGGGACTATCATTAAGGGCAGGTCGGTTGTGGGGGTCCTGACGTGTATTTTCGCTCATCGGTTATACCTCATGTTAAAAGGGAGGACCACTCCCTTTTAATTAATCTTATTCACTTTTGTTCTTAGCGATGGCCGAAAACATTTTATATCGTGCGTTATAGATGGCGCCGACGTTCTTGAGAATATCGAAATAGCTATCGGCATCAAACAGTTTTACAGAACTGTTGATAACAGCTGTTTGAACTTTCTGGAACTCGCTCTCATCAAGTTCTTTGCCTGGACCATTACGATAGGCGAGCAGCATTTTCACTACATCGTTTGTCGACTGCTTGAGTAGCTCAACTGTGTTTAAGTTAAGGAACTCGTCAATGCTGCGGATAGTACCATTGAAGATCGCTTGAACGTTCAGGAGATCAAGATCGACTGTATACCAGTCGGGAACTTTAACTTCACCCTCGGTCAGTACCAACTTACCGCCCTCGTCCGTGATCCATTTAGGACCTGGGATCATAGAGAACAGCTTAGGATCAGTCAACAGTGCTTCGGCAAACATAACGATGTCATCAACATCATTCTTCTTCAGCATCACATCCAAGCGGTGTAGGATTTCACGAGTAACACCTTTGTAATGCGTGTTGATCTTCTTAGCCAGTTTTACTTCTTCTGGGGTCAGTAAATCACCAACGAACACACTTCTCATGAAAAGCAACGCAGGTGCAGGCTTGAGATTGAACTCACCTTCGGTAGGGAATTTATGTTTCTTAAGCTCCTCGTATTTATCCTTAAGTCCAGATAAACCAGTGCGGTAAGTATTCCAAGCATGGGCGACTTTCTCCATCAATACCTTAAGCCATTTCAGGAGTTTTGCGCCGATCTCGTTAGCCCGACTCGAGATTGATTTCTCATCTACATCGGCTTCTTCCATGGCGGCACGTGGTGTGGTTACATACGACTCCAGGCCGGTGGAACGTACTTTCAGTCCACATACTTGATCGATGTGCTCAAGACCCGCATGTAGTACTGCGGCAGCTTGTTTAGACATACGTGGGTTATCACGGATGATCTGACGATATTGTTCCAGGGTCGCTTGACCTGCTTCCAATGTTTGGATGGTTTCTTGAACCTTCTCAATCTCCAACAAAGGTACGTCCAGTGGATCAGTCTCAACCTCGGTCAGAGCAGCGGCTGCTTCTGGTGCCAATGGAGGTGCGCCATGGGCAGTTGGCTGCTCAGTAACTTCGATTTCTTCAGTAAGGTCTTCCTTGGAGACAGTTTGTGACCCGAGGATACGTACTTCACGTTCAAGTTTAGCGATACGTGCACGACCCAGATCTACTGCGGCGCTGATGGATTCAGCAGAAACGGTTGGCTCACCTTTGATACCAGAACGCCGCTGTAGAAAACCCACCATCTTACCCACTTCAGCTGCTTTAACTTTAGGGTGGCCGATGATGTCGAACTTCTTAGCGTTAGGAGCATAAGCTTCGAGTGCAGTAGTAGCACGTTCAGTTTTCTCAAGTTCGTCTTTGGCCGATTTCTCAGAGGTATGTTCCAGTGGTTCCTTGGCTTCGTCGGTTTCTTCAACCTCGGCTGGCTCGGCGCTAGCCTCAGCGTCACCTTCTGCTTTAGGGGTACTGGTTTTCTCAGCCGATTCTTTAACAACGTTGTGCTCGGTTTTGGTTGCGTCGTCAGTATCTGGTTTCTCAGGGACTACTTTGGCAGGACCTTGAGTAGTGGTATCATTACCCACGTCCCCAGTTCCTACACTGGCAGCTACGGTTTTTGCATTCGGTACTTCTTTAACGCCATCGTTCAATGGCTCATGGGCGTCAGCGAAATCTTCTACGCTAACCAGTGATTTCAAATCTAAAAGGGACATGTGTCTACTCTCTGTTAATAATGATAACATAGCATAAGGGGAACCGTAGTGGTTCCCGATATGGCGTCACTCAAGTTTCTCTTGTACTTCTTGTGTCGGTTTTTCGATTGGAGCTTCATAGGCTTTTAGTTCAAGATCACAGATGAAACCCAATGCACCGGCAAGCCTTAGTTGACCTGCGACAGCGTTGTTAAAGTCTTGTACGAGACGAGTCATGCTATTCATGATAGTCGACATGTCTTTAACGATATTAGAAACGTTAGGGCGTCCCTCATCCCGTTCCTCTTCAACATTACGTCGATCCAGCTGAGTACGCATGTTGCGTGTGTTGTTCCTAACTTTATCAGCAGACCTTTCAATCTTACGCAGTTCGGTTGAGATCTTCTGATCATAACCTTTACGACCTTGGATACGCTTAGCAACACCCACCAGATAACTCAAACGTTGTCTGATAGTGGTAGCGTTCTCTACGTCGATCTTATTGTCCGATTCATTCAGGGGTTGCTGTCCGGGAATCTTAAGGTAACGATAACGCATGTTACGAATGGTGGTGATGAAATACCCCCAGTCTTTTACGTTCTCAGTCTTAGTATCAGGTGGACCCGAATAATAGATAGCACGTTCACCCTGCGCAGTAACACCGCGTACGACGTGAGCGGCGGCACGGAACCGGTCATCAGGTTCTTCTAGTGGTTTAAAATTCTTCATCCACTTATTGGCGTTGAATAGTTCAAACCGCATTACAGAGTTCTCAGTCCAAGTCAAGTTAAGCTCAACGGTGTCAAGCAACTTACCGACTTGTTTCATATACGGCAACAGTACCTTATCATAGAAGTCAAAAGTATTATTAGTGTCTTCTAGTACTGGTCGGATATCAAATGGTTGGAAGCCACCATTGATGGCGAACTTCTGGTTCTTCTTAATGGTGATCTCATCTTTGAAAGGTACTTTGTTTGCTTTGTCGGCAATACCTTGCAGCATCTCTAGTCGCTCGACCAAACGATCAGCACCAGACTGGATTACTTTTGCATAGCCAAAGAGATCACTTTGGAATCGTCTTAGATTTACCTTGACTCGTTCCCATGCCTGAATAGCAGCTCGGTTAACGTCTTCATTAGAGACCACTTCATCTAACCCGTATTTCTCGAGGGCATAACTGATGAGGGCAGGATCTGACCCCTCCAGTGCGATAAACAGGTTTTCTAATGACGTCATTTCTTCACAGATAGCTTCATTGCGTTTGGCATAAAGATCTAGCTCAGCGAAGAACTCATTGGACAAGACGTTAAAATCGGCGGGTGTTACCCCGCCGTCTTCAGGTTGGGGACGGTTAACGGAATTAACCATTATCCCTCCTAGGGTTTTATTTGTTCTGGTACACTACCAAACAGAAGATGGAGTGTGTAAACCAAATCGTTGAACCCGTCTTTATGGCTCAGCCATTTCTGGATGAGTGCATTAGTGTTGGTCGGTACTTGAAGTTCTTCCATCAAGAACCAGATGTCACGACGACCGGCGACCGATTCATTAATCACTGGAACATCGTAGCTAATCAGCGATGGCCAAGTATGAATACTGAACCGACGATAACCAGTAGCAATGTAACGAACGGTGTCTAGGATGAATGCATAGTTCTGATCTTTGACCAGAGCATTAGAGTCCTGACGAATGAACCAACTGTACTCGCCTTCGAATAGTTCTTGTGCCAGATTGATGACACGCTTCTGGAAGTCCCAAGTCACCGAATGCTTTGGAAAGTTCGTGAACTCTACAAACAGGTCATGTACTCGTGGATCACCTTGGCGCATCTCAAAGCGTTTGGTAGGCTTGATCTGACCACCTGAATAGTCACGCCCATCAGGGAAAGGCTTTACTGCGTTAGTAGCCATGAAGCCTCCTTAGGCAAGACCAGCCTTCTCTTCAATCTGCTTCATGTCGTATTCGTATTCGCTAATGCGTTTCTCATAGGACTGAATCAGTTGCTGGATTTTAGGGTTAGCCGGTTGACCAGCTTGCAGATCACGAAGTTCTTGCAGTCGCAGTTGCAGACCGTAGAATTCTTCTTTCGCTTCGTTGTAACGAGTCACCTGCATTTCAGCGATGAACTTGCCGAGCAACATGAATGGGTTCTGACGTGGGCTAAAGCCGTCCATATGGAATGGGTCAGTCTTCTGTGCACCGAGTTGCTGCATGGCAACTTGATAAGTCGATTCTTCAATAATCGCACTAGACGATTTCTGAATACGGGACTTAAATTCATTCGGTTGAATGGCCATGGTTTGGTAGAGAGCAGCGAAGTCGTCCATGTAAGTGTCGACCCACTCGATTTCAGCAGCGGACCATTTACTAGCGGTTGCCTTACCAATAGCGGCAGATTCTTGAGCTACCAGAAACAGCAGGTACTTACGGGCATAACGGATGTAGAAAGCCAGAGCTTCGATAAACTTCAAAACGTTTGCGCGTTCAAAAGAAATATTGCTATTAGTGAACTGTACACTAAAGGCAGCTTTCACGTCACGTTCCAATAGTTCGAAGTAACCACGAATGTTAGTCAGGTTACGGAGGATCAGTTGGAGAGAGTCACCGTTGAAACTTACGAAACGACGAGTAATGGTATCCATGCGTTTGTTGAGCATGGACTTCATTGGTTTACCTTGGAAGGTTTCACGGATGTCATCAAGGATTGGAGAGATGGTGTCATCGTACTCCAGCTTCAGTTGATCGACAACGTTCATTACTTGACGGCGTTCAAGCACTGCCGGCAAGTCTTGGATAAAGGACAAAAGACTCATCTGGTAACCCCTTAGATGTTAGTGTGCATTTGCTTGTTGAACAGTTTAAAGATCTCAGTGATGTCTTGACCTTTCGATTTCTCAGCCAGTTTAATATCTTCGATACGATAGCTGGTGGAGAGATCCACACCACGGTGATAAATTTGAAACTTACGAAACGACGAGTAATGGTATCCATGCGTTTGTTGAGCATGGACTTCATTGGTTTACCTTGGAAGGTTTCACGGATGTCATCAAGGATTGGAGAGATGGTGTCATCGTACTCCAGCTTCAGTTGATCGACAACGTTCATTACTTGACGGCGTTCAAGCACTGCCGGCAAGTCTTGGATAAAGGACAAAAGACTCATCTGGTAACCCCTTAGATGTTAGTGTGCATTTGCTTGTTGAACAGTTTAAAGATCTCAGTGATGTCTTGACCTTTCGATTTCTCAGCCAGTTTAATATCTTCGATACGATAGCTGGTGGAGAGATCCACACCACGGTGATAAATAGTCACACGACCCCAACGTTCATCGACAACCATCAGCATCAGCAGATAGGAGTTATCGAAGATCTTGTCACGCATGTTCTTATCTTCAATCTTAGCGAACAAAGTATTCGCCGATTTCTTCATGGTCGTTGCAGAGATGATTGCAATGTTCGATGCGTCAGCCAGACTCAGACGGCCAGACTGTACAGATTTCGAAACGTTGTTACGACGACGGTCCATGATTGTTTTGTAAGCACCGTTACGGTCGGACAGCAATGCTTTCATGTGAGCATCGATCATGTCTTGACCCATAACGAAGTCACGCCAGAATTTGATCTGACCCGAACTCACCAAGAACATACGGTGTGCCCAAGTGTCACGACCACCAGCGGTAAAGATTTGCACCAGTGTATCCGATGGGACTACAGCTGGAACCAGCTTAATCAGAACTGGGAGTTTCTTCTTCTCACCATCAGAAGTCACGTCTACGTTCAGCAGCTTGCCAATTGCAAGGTTCTCTGCTTCGTAGATTTTATGTGCGTCCGAAGAACTAATGCCATTGCGTGGCGGTTTGTCTTCTTTGTCACCCTCTGCTTCGAGCGATGCACGGAAAGGAGCGTCTTCTTTCCAAGCGTCTTCAAACTTCTCTTGGGAGTATTCAGCGATCAAACCACGACGCATAGGTTGGCTAAAAGCTTCGAGCGATGGCAGACCATTGCTATAAGTAGCCGGATCATATACAGCGGCACGATGAGATTCAAAAGCCAGTCCCCCAAGACTACGCTCTGGGTTCAATGCATCGAACACTTTCATCGTGTCAATTCGACCAACACCCATTACCATGTTTACCGCTTGCAAGTAGTAACCGGCAAACAGACTTACGGTCAGTTTCATCAGGTCAGCTACATACGGCTGATCAGCAATGCTTTGGTCGATAAGGGTGATGGGTTCGACACGGCATGGTTTAGCCAGGTCAGCCAGCGAGCTAACTCGCGTAGAGGCTTTTGCAGCAGTCAACACAGTGGACATAAGCTCTCGACCGATAGCTTTGGCGTCTCCAGCAGCGGCTGCGGCAACAATTGGTAATGTCATAGTCTCTTCCTTTAATTTTAAAAGAGGTTAATTAAAATGGCTTTAAACGATTTCATCAATCAGATCATCAAGAACTCGGGTTTATCACCGCGCGATCAATCAATATACGATACGTTTCGTGGGTTAAATATTACCGGACGAAACAACGCAGTTCCCCTCAATACAGAGAACCACGGTTATACGTTTGTCACGCGACCATATTTGAATTTGTCCGAGGCTAATTGCATGGTCGATAGACGACTTCAAATGTTGCTCAATCCAAATCCACACAGTATTGAACGCCGCGTAAGGGCGTATCTTGATCCAGAGGCACATAAAGCAAATGGACCAGATTGGTGTCCGGGTGTTGACCCACTCCAACCTTTTATTCCACTGCTAACGAATAACATGATTAGTCTAACCGGATGGGAAGACTTCACATTAAACTTGAGTACCACTGCACCAGGTGTTTACCGCGATGCGATGTCGTACGTCGATGATGTCCCGTATCAATACGGAACTTTCGATTTACAAATGACCTGCCGTAATATTGATGGCGATCCTATATCATGGATGATGTACATGTGGCAAACCTACATGGGTTTGAACCGTGAAGGTCGCATTATGCCTTATCCTGAACTCGTGCTATTAAATGAATACGATGCCAATACCCGGTTCTATCGCTTGGTAATGGATTCAACTAAAACTTACGTTCAGCGTATTGCTGCGTGTGGTGCTGCTCTTCCAATGAACGCACCGACTGGTCAAGGTATTAACTTCACAGGTGATGGTTCTGAAACTCCATATCAAACTGTAAGCGACCAGCTCAATTTTAGTTGGCGTTGCATGGGTATGACTATTTACGACTACATCTTAATTTATGAGTTTAACGAATTGGTCCAAGAGTTCAATGATGCCATGAAAGATGGCAACCGTGGTGTCCAGACTGTTAAGTTAGGATACAACGAACTGAACTGGTTCAACTTCGAAGCATATCCCTACATCAACGTAGAGGCCCATAACGAATTAGAATGGCATGTACTCAAAAGTACTTACGAAGCTAAGTTCCTCGGCAACCTCACTTCAACTATCCGTAATGCTGATACCGCAGCAGGTACCACCACAGGAATTCCTTAATGAGCAGCTTTAAAGATAATCTTTACGAAATTCTCAACAACCCAAGTTTGATCCAGGCTTTGGCGTTGAATGAATTGGATTCCCAACTGAACCCTGATCCTAACAATCCAACGTACGACGTACCTGACGGTACTATCCCTTTTGTATTCCTGATGGAATGCGGTAGTATGGAAACCGCAGCCAACGTTAACCATACAGAAGCTTCGATGCGTCGGTTGTATGGACGTCAAGCAGTTACCCCAGATGAACTCTACGCTCATATGGCTGACGACGATTACTTGGGTCGGTTTGCTAATCCAGCCGCTACTCCTTTCATGTTGGTCGTTGACTATGATGAGATCATCGCTAAGGCTGTGCCATACGGTGACCAAGGACTGAAGCGTTTGGTTATCCCACGCTTTACTCAGTTCAGTGCTGGTAAGATGCCGTTCACCATGCAGTATCCAATTCAGATGACTGTAATGCGGCACGGCGGTATTACTGTTGAATACGTGCTGGATAAAGTATCGCCAGTTGAAACGCTGACGACTAACATTGTTCAATGGCAGATGATGGTTTCTAAAGTAGACAACCTTCGTCGTCGTTTGATGGTCATGACTATTCCAGTGCAACAGTTCGGTATCACCACTTACACTGATACCTTGAACCCATCGGCATTGTTCCAGAAGTCATATCTTTTTAATGACCAGTTCTTCTACGCTCGGGCGTATATCTCCACCGACAACGAGGAGACTTGGACTGAGATCAATACCACGCATAGTGCTCTTACTTACGACCCACTTAAACTGACGGTTGTGTTTAAAGTCACTACGGGTACGCTGACTGCGACCATCCCTGTGGTTTACGTAACGACTGGTATGGCTACAGGTAGTATTCGGATTGACGTCTATACTACCCAAGGTCCAGTTGATCTGGATTTCTCGACTTTGGCTGACACTGATTTCTCGGTTAAGTATAACTCGATTGATGACAACCCAACTTACACAGCGCCAATGAATACCTTGACTACTCAACAAGTCTTGGCTCGTGGTCGGGTGAGTGGTGGTTCTAATGCGATGTCCTTTGCGACTCTGCGTGAACAAGTCATCAACAACACCTTAGGTCCAATGCAAGTACCTATCACCAACGTTCAATTGAGTTCGGCTCTGGATCGTCGTGGTTACAGCTTGGTTACTAACGTTGACAACATTACCAACCTCCAGTTCTTGGCTTCTCGTCAGATGCCTTCCCCTACCGGTATCGATGTAACCTCGGGTGCCGGTGTAGCGATGTCTGAGATCACCTTTGACATGGACTCGCTGGGTGGTTCGACTCACGTGTCGGACAACGGTAACCGGTTAACGATTCTACCAAGCATGTTGTACAACTATAGCAATGGTAAGGTTACTCCACTGGCGGATTCTGAGATCACTCGCCTCAATACGATTCCAGCTGAGCAGTGTGCTCGTGAAGTAAACGGTGCACGCTATGTTTATTCGCCACTGCACAACGTGATGGATATCGCTAACGATAACTTTGAGATGCGTCCTTACTACTTGGATAACCCAACCATCTTAAGTAAGACCTTCGTTGGGGAGAACGACACTGCTAACATGCAAGCCGCTATTAGTTCTTACGACATCGTTCGTATTGAAGGCGGCTATCGTATTCGAGTAATGCTAGAGACCGGCCAACAGTTTAAGTTGTTGGAGGACGATCAAGTTGTAGTTCAGATTGGTTACAAGCCTACTGGTGAGAATCGCTGGGCTTCGGTTAACGGTACGTTACTGGGTCGTCAAGATGGTGAACCTATTTACCAGTTTGATATCATGACTAACTTTGACGTTAATATATCGAACGAACTGCGCACTACGAACATGAGCATGTTTAGTACGGTTCAGAACAACTACTTCGCTCCACTCAATACTGATCTGGCTGTAACGATCATCGTTGTTAACTCGGTGACTCCGGGCTACCAGCCAAATGAGTTGGACGAGATGGTTCAAACCCATTTGTTACCTGCACAGTTCATGTGTGTAACTCGTGAGTCTCTGAATACCGTCTTTGGTTATGAGCTTACTAAACTGTGGCGTCGTAGTCGTCCAGTGTTGAGTTCTGAGTCCTATAAGAAGTATGAGTACAACGTACCTGCTTACTACACTGAAACTGTTTATGAAACCGATGCTAACGGCAACGTAATCATCGAGATCAACCCCGATGGTTCGCTGTCGTACAAGATCCTTCATAAAGCAGGTGACCCTATCCTTGATGACCAAGGTAAGCCAGTCTATGAGCACGTTGCTGGTGATCCAGTGCTCGATGCAGATGGTAACCCTATCCTCATTGCTGCACGTAAGCTGAAATACGAAACGACTCTGTTCATGGTAGATGGTAAATACTACTTCGCTAATGAACGAGATGCTGCCGCTTACGCGACACAGATCCCAATGCAATTGGTTACGTGGATTCAAAACGACATTGAACTTCTCGATGCTCGACTACTGGGTGAAGCTGAACTGTATCTGTACCCAACGACTACTTACGGTGATACTATCGTTAGTATCCGTGAAGGTCAGAAGATCACCATCCCGGTTGACCAAGCATTCAACTTGAACTACTACCTGAGTAAGTCTGGTTATACCAACCCGACTATTCGTCCAGGTCTGATCTCTAACACCAAGACAACCCTTGCGGAATTCTTGGCGCGTAGTACGATCAGTATCTCTGAGGCGACTTCTCGCTTGACTGAGACTTCGGGTGATGAAGTCATGGCCATTGAGGTTAGTGGTCTGGGTGGTCCGAATAACTTCGCGATCATCACAGTAGAGGACGATGCTGTTCGGTTGTCGGTACGTCAGAAACTGACTGTATTGCCAAACCAAGAACTGACCATTGAAGACGACATGACTTTCAACTGGTTGCGTCACACCTTAGATCCAGTCTAAGACAACATATTGCCCCGACCGAAAGGCCGGGGCTTTATGCCGTTACATACCCATGCGCTTAAGGAGTTCTTCCCAAGCCTTGGACAAACGTTCCAACACTTTAGATTCAATATCGTCAGCAACGTTAGCACGAAGAGTTTCTTCGATGTGATCACGAGCACGGATATAGAAGTTAGCATAGGTAGCCGAAGCTTTATAGCAGTCAGCGTAGAGTTGCTGTTTGAACTTGATGATTCGTTCCAGACCTTTTACAGCCTCGGAAAGGTTTTCAATTTCATTCACCAGCAGTTCAGGATCATCGATCTTATCAAAGTCTGAATTACGTTTGATAGTGCGAATGGCTTTAGCCAATTGCTGAACTTGTTCGATGTTGTGCGATGGTGCAAAGATAGGACGAGTTACCAGTTGCTTTGGATTACGCCAGAAGTCAAGTGGGATCTTATCTTTGAAGAAGTCTTTGTCATCGGCTGCCACAGTAGTAGCTTCATAGCAGGCCGCGATTGCAGAGAACTCTTTACCATACTCAGTCATCTTACCGATTGGCTTGTTCTGTTCAATGTGAGTCTTGAAGGAAGAGATGTCTTTCATCATCGAATCAAATACACGGTCGGTGTCACGATCCATAACTTTCAGGAACCCGTCTTTATTAGGTACGTTGAAAGCCATCAGCATTGCATCAGAACGGGTGAGCTTAGGATCAGATAGAACTAGCTTACTGATTGCTATCAAGTCAGGTTCAGCATCACGCCCAAACTGAGCGTTGTACTTAATCAACTCATTCAATTGGTTGTACATAGACTGCAAGTTCATGTCCATCATTTTCAGACGACCACGAATAGCGTCTTCAGAGTTCCATACACGGCGACCCCAATCTGCTACCCGAATAATGAAGTCTACGAAAATGAAGAACCATTCTTTCAGGGTCTTACCAAACTCAGCCAACGCTGCTTCCTGAGAAACAGTTTGGTTGATCATACTACGGTTAGGTGTAAACATCCCCTCGTACGCCTCTAGGGCGATTTTAGTCGGAAGACGGACGAATGGTTGCATTCGAGCTTGTATCGCTCTAAGAGCCTGTACGTCGGCCTTAGACACACCTTCAACCGAGATAGTCCGATGAAGGTCAGCGATGTTACGCAAACACTCAACTGCAATGTGCAGGGCGTCGGTGTTTACATCTTCCGCTACAGCTTTCTCAAGGGGTTCATCAGAACGGTCCTGGAGTTTGTCCAGCACTTCTTCAAGTGTCTGGGTTTGATTATCAAGAATTTCGGCATCAGTCAGCATCAGTGACCTCCTTCGTTCGTTCGTCTTGCAGACGCGTTCGCATCTGGTACATTTCAAGGTCCATGATCTTAGTGATCATTTTATCGCGAGCGATCTGAGTACCACGTGTGGCATCGAACATACCGCTATTTGCGACGATCGCATCAGTTACCAGTCGGTGACCATTTTTCAACCGGACNATACAGATAACAAC